GGGAGGGAGTGGGGAGATAAGGCTCAACTCTCCCAGCTCAAGCTTCCCTTGCGCCCAAAGCCCTTCTAGTTTCCGCTCGTTTACACAAACGCCCAACCTCCCCACTCCCTCCCCTCGCTCCCCGACACCATGTCGACTAGCGAAGGCAACCTCCGCAACGATCCCAACCGGATCCCGGAGCCCATCCCCATGGACATTGACCAACTTGGCCACTCTGCCACCGACGTCTTTGATCCTACCCACTTCGACCCAGAAGGCGTCAAGCCCCTGGTTCAAGACCCCGTCGCTCCCAAGAAGCGTGGGAAAACCCACCCCCGCTCCCTCGACAAACAGGTCGTGGAAAACTCCACTCCTGTCAACGACCTCCGCCGCGTCTCCGCGTCCCTCGCCCCTAGCGAATCGCGCTTCCCCGACCCCAACATGTTCATCCCCAACTTCGTGATCTTATTTCACAACCTCGCCACCATGAACAATAAGGTGTGCACCATGCGCCCTTTCGGTGAATCCGGCACTGTCAACAACTGGATACCCCAAGTATCCAACATTGTGTTCGCCGTCTTGGCTATTGTCCAAGTCCTCCGAGCCCAGCAACTTGCTGGCCTCCTCACGCCCTCACAAAATCGCTTTCTGAAATCATTTATTGGAAAGCATCCCCTCGAAACCATCATAATCCCGGGCCCTCTACTCCCGTTCTTTCGATCCATATCCTCTGCCAACCCAGGCTTTGGAAACTTTGGAGATGTCACCCCCGTCATCCCTCCTTTCACCCAAAATGAGGAACGCCTCTACAACATCGACTACATCCCACCCTCCAAAGAACATGTATTCCAAGGAATCACTATGATGCTACCGAACATTCCACTCATGATGGACCAGCTTGTAGCACTTGTCAAGCACGTACTCACCCTTGAGAACAACATCCCCAAGAAGTACTCCACATTTACTCAGCTCCAAACCATCTTTGGAATGAACAAGCCCGAAGAGCAGGCTCCTCGCCACTCTGCCTTCGTCAGGCTTCAAAAGTCAATCGGCTTCTGGCAACGCCCCACCGCGTCAGATGGCCTAATTCAACGCTTCGCCAACTACATTGACGACGCCTGCCCCGACTTTCCCGCCCCCCCCAAGTACGTCTCCACCCACGCCGGCACCCCGGCCGACCCAACTCAGGACCCTCCCATCCCTGAAGTTCCAGCTACCTGGACCGCACTGGACGATTTCGCTCAGTTCATGTGCATGGAAGAAACTTCCGTATGGTTCAGCAAATTCCTGGAAGGAATGCACGTATTCAACAAACAATGGAAGGATAATGAACGTTTATCGAACATTCATCCGACCAAATCTGCTGCAGGACTCATCACCTTCTACGATGCTGAATACACAGCGATCCCCACCGAATCCCAATTCCGCGACCGCTCCTTCAACAACGCCACCCACCAACTCGTGATGAACACACGCGCCACCACCGCCTGTCCCCATATCATCCCCGACGATGCTATCGACGCCCAGTCCTCCCAACTCAACGCTGCATGCGCCAGAGTGTTTAACAACGCTATGACCATCGGCGCCCCCGACGTCACCCGCTTTGGATACTATTGGGTTGCAAAACCCACTACGTTCCAGACCAACAACGGCAATCTGCCGGACATGTTCCCCAACGTCATCTCGTCCCCAGATTACTTCGCCGACGCATAATCCGCGAATCCGCCCCCATCCGTCTTTGTTTTCTTTGAAGTTATTTTACTAGTTTAGTAGTTCTATTTTATCTATTCCTACTTATCTATGTTTACTTCTAGAGTCACAGAGCCCCATCATAGGCTTTGATGATTCAATGTTTTCTTTTTCCTTATTTGAAAAAAGCAAAAAAATTAAAAAAAGATCCTCATAGGATCAACAAAACCCAAAAAAAATGAAAAAAGATAAAATCAAAAAAAAATTGAAAAAAAAAAAAAAAAAAAA